TATTTAATTTATCTTTTATATTAGCTTTATTCATTTCGTTGTCGGAAATTCTGGATAATAAAAAATTATACGTTTTAGCTATATTAATATACGTTTTAATTGCATTTTATATAATCCGTTCTAGCTATTGTTTATACGCAATAAAAGAAAAGAAATTAAACTTTAAAGGTTTTATCAAAAGCGTGAGAGAACATTTTAGAGAGCTTTGTGGTTTTCTTTTATGCATACTTTTCAGCATGGCTCTTTTAAGTTTAACCTTTTCTGCAACAGCTTTTCTCAATATGCTATCTTTTAACTCATAGCATTTTAATGTTGCTAATATAAAATTTGCTAAACCGCCTCGTGCGGTTTTTTTATATCTAAAATGTTTGAAACACCACAAATCCAATTCACTTTTCAATCAATCATAATGCCATCACACGGCAAATATTAACCAAGAGCTTTACAGAATGAGCCTAAGAGAATGACAGCTAATGTCTGAACTCTTGGGGCTGTTTATTCTGTGTGACTTAGGCTCATTCTATAGAGAGACATAATATGACTATAACTCAATTCAAATTTGAAAACATGGTTACTTTACAAGGTAATCAAGTGATGACCACATCTTTAAAAGTTGCCAAATATTTTGGAAGAAAGCATAAAACAATATTAAGGGCAATTAGAAATCTAAATTGCTCGAAGAAGTTTAACGAGCGCAATTTTGTGCCCGTTAATTATATTGATGAAAAAGGCGAGGCTAGGGAAATGTACAATCTTACCAAAGATGGCTGCATATTTTTAATTATGGGGTTTACTGGAGAGAAAGCTGCGCAAATTAAAGAGGCTTACATCGACGCATTTAACTGGATGGCTGAACAACTTACTAAAATGCAACATAGCTACATGAAACAACATAATGACTTAATGCTTGAGTACATGAAAGAAAAAGATGTAGCTAGTATGTCAGGTCGCTTATTAAGACGTTGGGGTAAAGAGAAAAAGCCAGAGTTAACAAATAGGATGCAAAAACTACAAGAGCAATCACAAATTCAATTATTAATTTAAGGAAAGATTATGAAAAAGCCAGACTGGGAGGCTATCGAATCAGCCTACAGGGCTGGTTTGTTGTCCATAAGAGAGATAGCAAGCAAAAACGGGATAACCGACGGAGCTATCAGGAAAAGGGCAAAAAAAGAAAATTGGTCCAGAGACTTATCAGAAAAGATTAAAAATAAATCTGATGAATTGGTACGCACTAAAGAGGTACGCACAAAGGTACGCACGGAAAACTCATTATCAGAAAGGGTATTAATTGAAGCTAACGCCGAAGTAATAGCCAATATTCGCATGGAACACCGAGGCGATATTCGTAAAGCTCGTAATATTACCAACGCCTTATTTGAAGAGCTTGGCGCTGAATGTGCAGATATAGAGGCATTCAAAAAACTTGGTGAGTTATTAGCAAATCCAGGCCAAAACGGTAGGGACAAACTCAATGAAGTTTATATGTCCGTCATATCTATGCCTGAAAGGGTAAAATCAATGAAAGCATTAAGTGAAACGTTGAAAAATTTAATCACTTTAGAGCGTCAAGCTTACAACATTGACGACACACCAAAAGATAATTCAGTTGGCCAACTTTCGGATTTAATGGATAAACTATCACAGGAGGGTTAATGTTATCTCCTGGTCATTTAAAAAAACTCAGTAATAAGCTTTGGCGTTTAAATAATCTCTACTACATCACGGATAAAGCAGGTAAGCAAATTCGCTTCACAATGACCCCCGAACAGCTTGAATACTTCGAGGGGATGCATACAAGGAATATCATTTTAAAAGCTCGTCAATTAGGATTTACTACCGAGGTGTGCATTATTCAGCTAGACGCGGCATTATTTGAATCAGCCAAGTGTGCGTTGATTGCTCATACTCTAAATGATGCTAAACGATTATTTAGAGAAAAAGTAAAATATGCGTATGACAGGTTGCCAGAAGAAATAAAGCAAGCGAATCCTGCTAGTAATGATGCGGCAGGTGAGTTGGTCTTTAAAAAAGGTGGCTCGCTTTATGTATCAACTTCATTCCGTGGTGGTACACTGCGTTACTTACATGTTTCTGAGTTTGGTAAGATTTGTGCTAAGTTTCCTGATAAAGCCAAGGAAATCGTCACGGGTGCGTTTGAGGCGGTTGCTACAGGCTGTTTCATTACAATAGAAAGTACCGCTGAGGGTAAAAGTGGTTATTTTTACGATTACTGTAATACAGCTGAAAAAGCCCATATTCAAGGAAAGCCATTATCATCACTTGATTGGAAGTTCTTTTTTTTCTCTTGGTGGAAAAATCCGCTATACGCAATTCCTCCAGTTGAACCGATACCAACTCGATTAGAAGAGTATTTTAGCGAAATAAAAGCTAAGCATGGTATCGACTTAACCGAACAACAAAAAGCTTGGTATCACGCTAAAGAGAAAACGCTTGGCGATGATATGAAGCGCGAATATCCATCTATTCCAAGTGAAGCATTTGAGCAATCAATCGAGGGTGCTTACTATGCAAGGCAATTCAGAGAGCTATACAAAGAAAAACGCATTACCGTACTACCTGATAATAGCCATTTACCAGTTTATACCTATTGGGACTTGGGAGTTGGTGATTCAACCGCTATTTGGTTTGTGCGCAAAGTGGGTGAAGAATTTCACATCATCGACTACTACGAAAATAGTGGCGAGGGTCTCAGGCACTACATGAAGGTCCTGAAAGATAAAGCCCAAAATCTTGGTTATGAATATGCTGAGCACTGGGCACCGCACGATATTGATAATCGTGAATTATCGGGTGATGGTAAGAGCCGTAAACAGATAGCAAAAGAAGGCTATGAAATTGACGGTGAGAAATACAGCATTAAATTTAATGTAGCACCAAGGCTAAGTGTTGATGATGGCATCGAATCAGTTCGCGAAATTCTTCCTCTTTGTGCATTTGATTCAAGCAAATGCGAACAGGGTATTGCTAATTTAGAAGCCTATCGAAAAGCATGGGATGATAAAAACGGCTGTTGGCGAGATAAACCGCTACATGACCATACATCGCACGGTGCGGATGCGTTTAGATATTTTGCTGTGGCTAATCGAAATGCACGCAGACAAGCTTTTACAATTCAAATGGAAACAACATTCTAATGAATCATGACATTACTTTTATTCGACCTGAGCACAAACAAGCATCTATTAACTGGGAAAAAATGCGGGATGTTTGTGCTGGCGCTGAAATAATTAAATCAAAAGGTAATCAGTATTTACCTTATTTAGATCCTACCGATAAGAGTGAACGTAATAAAAAACGCAACCAGGATTATATTGCAAGGGCGGTTTTTTATAGTATTACTGGTCACACAAAAATTGGTTTAATTGGCATGGCTTTCCGCAAAGATCCAACAATTAGCATACCCAAAAAGTTGGAATATCTCAAAACCAATGCAGATGGTGCGGGAACAAGTATTTACCAACAGTCACAATCAACGCTTGAATCAGTATTAGAAGTTGGTCGTCATGGTCTGTATGTTGATTATTCCTCAGATTCTAATGAGGCTATGATTTTATCGTATAAAGCAGAAGATATTATTAACTGGCGAACACAACGAATTAACGGTAAAGATAAGCTGGTTTTAGTTGTTCTTAGGGAAGTTGTTGAAGTCTCAGATGGATATGGTTTTAAAGATATCACTCAATACAGAGAGCTAGCTATTGAAGATGGCAAGTTCATTTGTAAGGTTTGGCGTCGCACAGGAGAAAATAACAGTGGACCTTATGAAATTGATTCTATTTATGAGCCAAAACCAAAAAATGAAGATCATTGGCACGAAATTCCATTTACATTTGTGGGGGCTCAAAACAACGACCCAACAATTGATGAATCCCCTTTATCTTCATTAATTGAAATCAATTTGGGACACTATCGCAATAGTGCTGATTATGAAGATAGTTTGTTCTTTTGTGGGCAGGTTCAGCCTGCAATCATCGGATTAGACACTGAATGGCGAGATTTCTTGGAAAAGAATGGTGTCAAGATTGGATCTCGTACCCCATTATTACTTCCTCAGGGTGGTAATTTTGTTTACGCTCAAGCGCAACCTAACACTTTAGCTAAAGAGGGTATGGACGATAAGCGCAATTATATGGTGGCACTAGGCGCTAGGTTAATAGAACAAAACTCATCAGCTAAAACGGCAACACAAGCTAATGGTGATCAAACAGCATCAACATCCGTACTCGGTATATGTTGCTCTAACGTTTCGGAGGCTTACACGATAGCGCTGAAATGGTGCGCTCATTATCTTGGGATAGTGGTTGATGACATTGTCTGTTCTATCAATCAAGAGTTTATTTCTAAGATTGCTGATGCTGGCATGATTACCGCTATTGTTAGCTCATGGCAATCAGGCGCAATCAGGGATGAGGATATGATACGTGCAATGCAAAAACTAGATATCATTGACCCAAGCGCAGATCCTGAAACCGTTAAGCAGGAGCTAAAAGACGCAGATCCTCAGTTGCTGGATTAATTTATGACAATTAACAAAAAACTTCGCGATGAAGCAATTTATCACCGCGTTAATCTAGTTGGTTATGAACATAACTTAATAAGAGAATCGCTTAAACTACTAAACGTCGTTGATAAACAGTTAACAGCCCAACTATATATTGCGTTAGATGATTTATCTTCTAGCGAATTTAAAATATCACGACTTGAATCAATGCTCAGTAGTGTTAAATCATTAAATTCATTTTCTGATTATCTCTTTGGTGAATTAAATGCATTTAGTGAATATGAGAGTAATTATCAATATTCACTGTTTGAATCGTTATTACCCGATATTGTTAAAGATAAGTACCCTTTAATGCAGATATCGCCGAATCAGTTATTTGCGGCGGTAAAAGCAAAACCATTTCAAGGGCGCTTATTATCTGAATGGGTAAGCAATATCGAAGATGACAGGCTTAAACGTGTTACCAATGCCGTTAGAACTGGTTATGCAACTGGCGAAACCACTGAACAGATTATTAGGAGAGTAAGAGGTACTAAAAAGAATAATTATAAAGATGGCGTTTTAGAAACGAGTAAGAGAAATGTATCATCATTAATTCGCTCTGCTGTATCTCACACAGCCGCTGTTTCTCGTGATGAGTTCGGAAAGGCTAATAGCGATTTAATAAAAGGTAAACAATGGCTATCTACGCTTGATACTAGTACTACACCGATGTGTATTATTCGCGATTTAAAAAAGTATACATTAGATAACCAGCCTATAGGTCATGACATTCCATACGGTGACGGACCGGGTAAATTACATTTTTGTTGTCGGTCTGTTGAGACATTTGTCTTAAAAAGTTATCGAGAACTAGGGATCGACATTGATGAGGTGCCAACAGGCACAAGAGCATCAATGGATGGTCAAGTTCCAGCCAAAACCTCTTATCTTGATTGGCTAAAAACACAATCACAGGAGAGGCAAGAGCAAATATTAGGGGTAGAAAGAGCGAGGTTATTACGAAATGGAGAAATTGAGCCAGAAAAGTTTTTCACTCGCGATGGACACTTATTAACAATTGACGAGTTAAACAACCAACTCAGTGGTCAACTTTCAAACTTAAGAACAGTTGAAGAAGTTGAAAATTGGATGCAAAGAAAAAGCATAGCTGCTAATGTTAAATTTCCGAAAGATACATCTCTCGAAAGCGCTAAAGATGTTGCTGAAATATCAGAAGATATTATTAAAAGGTTCAATTTATCAAAACTCTCTTGGTTAGGGACAAAAGATAAATTTTCGGAAACTGCGGCTGGTGCTTATAATTTATCTCAAAACTCAATTCACATGGCACAATGGATGTTAGACCCAAGCGAATGGGAGGCAATTGCAGAAAACGCCGCCATGCTAGGGTTTAAAGATATGGCCATTTATGAAATTGATTTATCTCCAGATAAAAAACAGCTAGCACAGATAATTGCTAACTTGGATGTCTTGCCTTACGCATCAGTTCAAAGCATAAAAGGAACAATAGCGCACGAATTCGGGCACTATCTGTATTATCAAGATGAGAAGTATTTATCTAAAATCACTCAAATTGCATATAATGACAAATGGGCGCATGTGCTAAGTTATTATTCTTCTGATTCAAATGAAGAACTTTTTTCTGAAAGCTTTGCTTTGTATATGCTTGGCGATACTGAATCGAGAAAGAGAATTCATCCTTTAATACTAGAATGGTTAATAAAACATGACAAACGATAATCTAAGAAAGGTCCACGCTTTAATTCAAAAACAGCCGTGGGATGATGATATCTTAGTGGAGATACAAAAGTTAATTGATAACGAGCCAAATTTAGCCATTAAACGTATGATAGCTATGAGTATGAGTGCAGTTACCAATAAAATGGAAAACAGCAAAACAATAGATAAATAAATATTTATTAACATCTACAAGGTCGCTATATGCGGCCTTTTTTATTTTCAGAGCAAAGCTCAAATCCTGAGGGGAAATTATGTTATTTAGAGAAATCAACCGAAAGTTTTATTCAGAAGCGCAAGAAGGTGGCGATGCTGGTGGTGGCGCAACAATCACCCCAGAAGTACAAGCCTTAATTGATAAAGCAGTTGCTGAAAACACGCAAGGCTTAAAAAATAAAAATAACGAATTATTAGGTAAGCAAAAGGCATTATCTGAAAAACTAAAGCAGTTTGAAGGAATTGATCCTGACGCCGTCAAAACAATCTTACAGCGATTTTCAGATGACGAAGAAGCTAAACTTATTTCAGCAGGGAAAATCGATGAGGTATTAAACAAACGCACAGAGCGGTTTAGAAGCGAGTTTGATAAAAAACTCAAAGCGGAACAAGAGCGAGCTGATAGTGCGCAAAAGAAAGCTGAAAAGTATAGCAGTATTGTGCTTAGCAACAAAATGACTAATGCGGCATTGAAAGCAGGAGCGTTACCAGAAGCATTAGAAGATATTAGTTTACGTGCCAAAGGCATGTTTATTTTAAGTGATGACGGCGAGGCTGTCGCAGTAGGACAAGATGGCGAACCTTTACTTGGTAAAGACGGTAAAACTCCTTTAACACCTCAAGAGTGGGTGGAATCATTAAAAGATAATGCTCCACACCTATTTCCAAGAGCCGAAGGCACTGGAGGAGGAGGACATAAGGCAGGTGGTTCCAATTTAGTTCGTTCAAAAATGACCAGTACGGAAAAACACAACTACATCCAGAAATATGGTCAACAAGCATATTTAAAATTACCAAAAGATTAAGAGGAAGTTAAATAATGGCAACAACAGTAAATACAGATTTAATCATTTACAACGATTTAGCACAAACCGCATTTTTAGAGCGACGCCAAGATAACTTGGATGTATTTAATGCGGCATCTAATGGCGCAATTCTTATCGACAATGAATTAATTGAAGGAGATTTTCGTAAACGAGCATTTTATAAGGTTAACGGCTCTATTGACCCTCGTGATGTTAATTCGGTTGATCCTGTTACAGGTAAAAAAATCGGTGCAGGCGAAGCTGTGGGCGTCAAAGTGCCATGGAAATATGGACCTTATGAAACAACAGAAGAAGCATTTAAACGCCGTGGGCGTGATATTTCTGAATTTTCAGAGGTGATCGGCGTTGATGTGGCAGATGCAACATTAGAGGGCTACGTTAAATATGCCATCAATTCTCTAATGGCTGCTATTGGCGCTAACACTGACATGACAGTAACTGCAGATATAGCTACTGATGGGAAGAAAACATTAACCAAAGGATTACGCAAATATGGCGACAAATTTAATCGTGTCGCTTTATTTGTTATGCATTCTACAACCTACTTTGACATTGTAGATCAGGCAATGGATAACAAGCTATACGAAGAAGCTGGTGTTGTGGTTTATGGTGGTCAACCAGGCACATTAGGCAAACCTGTATTAGTTACAGATTCTGCGCCAGTTGATGCGATTTTAGGTTTAGTTGCAAGTGCTGTAAAAATCACTGAGTCACAAGCTCCGGGCTTCCGTTCTTATGACATCAATACGCAGGAAAACTTAGCAATCGGATATCGTGCAGAGGGTACAGTTAACATCGATTTACTTGGTTACAGCTGGGATACATCAAAAGGCGCTAACCCAGATTTAGCTAAGTTGAGCAATCAAGTTAACTGGAAAAAACACTTTGACAGCAATAAATCTACCGCTGGCGTTTTAATAAAACTAGGAGCGCCAAACGTTAACAGCAGATCTGCCAAAGGAAATAATTAAAACAAAGGGCTTTACGCCCTTTTTATGGAGCAATGAATGATTAATGCCGATCCTAATTCTAGCAACTTTAACAGTTATGCAAGCATTGATGATTTAGAGCATTTTGCTAATGCAAGAGATATAAGTTTACCTGACAATAAAGAATCATTGCTCATTAAAGCAATGGACTATTTGAATGGATTAAATTGGGCAGGTAAGAAAGCCAAACAAAACCAACCTTTACCATTTCCTAGAAAGGATATTGTTTTGGATGGCTATTTATTACCTAGCAATGAGATCCCAACTCCACTAATAACAGCTCAATGCATGTTAGCTATTGAAGCTATTTCGGGTGATTTATTACCTAGTGTGCGTGAAGCTCCAGTAAAGTCGGAGTCTATAGCTGGTGCGTTAACAGTCGCTTATGCGGTCGATGAATCTGGCTTTAAACCGCAGTATACGGCTGTTATATCAATATTGGGCGATTTGGTTGTTAGCAGTGGGTTTTCAATAAATTGTATTGCCGAGAGGTCGTGATGGTGAACTTTTATGAACGTTCATTTAATACAGCCTTGAAGCTCCTTTCAAAATACGGCATGGAATACTCAGTATTAAGAAAGGGTAAGGTATCGATTGTTAACGGTAAAGAAGTTATTACCGAAAATCAGACCTTTACGACAATTGGTATAAAAACCAATTATAACCCGATTGAGATTGACGGTACTGTCATTCAATCAGGCGATATTCAGATGGTTTTTTCTGCTGATGTTGAGCTAAAAATCAACGATATTGTAATCATTGACGGTAAAAAATATCTGATTAAACAGCCAAACCCAGTAAAACCTGCTGATGTTCTTATATGCTACAAAACACAGTTAAGGAAAGCGTAAATGTCAAATAGCCAAAATTTTCTATCGTCTATCAATGCGTTTGTAGATAAAGCGAAAGCAAAAAATGAGCTTGTAGTTAAAAAGGCTAGTATCGAAATCTTGCAAGACATTATCAGAATGTCACCAGTAGGACAGCCTGAATTATGGCAAGGTTATGCACCCAAAGGCTATGTCGGTGGACGTTTTCGTGGCAACTGGCAAGTTACCTTTAATGTGCCTGCATCTGTTGAACTAGATAGAATTGATCCATCAGGAATGGACACGTTAAAAGATGGTATCGAGCAGATTGGGCGGTATACAAATGGTGTTCAGTCAATCTACTTTACTAACAACCTACCGTATAGTGTGAGATTAGAGTTTGGACACTCTAAACAAGCGCCTAACGGCATTGTCAGGGTCGCCGCACTAAATGCTCAAGTTCATTTTGAAAACGCCACAAAAGGAGGTTAATCATTGATTTCGACAATTTCAGGATTGCTCGAATCGCATTTAGATATCATTGCCAACCAACTGGGTTTACCAATCATTTATGAAAACATCGAAGCAACACCTAATGACGAAATCTACTTAAAATCCAACATATTGCCAGCAATCACAACCAGCTTTGATTTGGGCGGTAATTCACGGATTTACAAAGGAGTTTATCAAGTTAGCGTAGTAGCTCCAATTAACACTGGTAAATCACACTCTCAGCAGATATCAGAAGCGATTATTACGCATTTCAAACTCAATACAGAGTTAACCAAAGATAATTTTTCACTTTACATCAACTCAATACCAAGCGTTTATCCAGCTATCACGGATAAAACCACTTACACCATACCAATTAGCATGAATTACCGTGCTGATACATTAATTTAATTAAATTAGGAGTTTTACTATGGGTTTTGCATTACCTAACGGCGCACGTGTTTACGTGCAAAAATCAAAAGGCGAGGCTTTAGCATTTGAAACTATTACAAACGCCAAAGAAGCGGTTGTTACATTGAAAGCGAATCACGGGCTTGTGGTCGGTGATGAGGTTCTAATCACATCGGGTTGGGCAAGGCTTAATTACGTTGTGGCCAAAATTACTCGGGTTAATGCTGCGGATGTAACATTGGGCAATATTAACACCGGCAATGTAAATATGTTTCCTGTTGACGAGGGGGCTGGGACGGTTACTAAAATTACATCTTGGGAACGTTTACCTCAAATCAAAGAAGTTTCAACCGAGGGTGGTGAGCAACAATATGTTCAAATTCAATTCCTTGAAGATGACAAAGAAAAGCAATTGCCGACCATTAAATCGGCGAAAAGTAAAAGTTACACCATTGCTCATGATAGTTCTTTACCGGCTTATCCAGTGCTTCAAGAGTTGGACCAAACTAATGATGTGGTAGCAATGAAAATGTATGTACCGAAAGCAAAAGAAACTCGCTACGACGCTGTACGAGTGTCATTTGACCCAACACCTGAGACGGCTATCAACGAGATTGAAACCGTAAAAATCAACACAACCGTCGAATCACCAGCGATCACATTTTATAAAGATAAATAAGGATAAACTAAATGGCAAAATTTAAATTAGTCGCAGAACCAACGTTTAAGTGTAATGTCTTAATTCCTCGTGCAGGTCAAGAGGACGGGCAAATCGAACTAACCTTTAACCATTACTCAGCAGATAAACTCACTAAACTTGAAGATGAAGTTAAAGATAAACAAATTATCGATCTTGTCATGAAAATAGTTCAAGGCTGGAGCTTGGATGAAGAATTTAATCAAGAAAACATGCAAATCTTATTAAATAACTATCCTGCTGCTTGGCGTGCGATAACCGATACATACTATAAAGAAATGTTAGGTCAGCGCGAAAAAAACTAATTGAACTTGCCATTGCTCTATATACCCCCGAGCCGTCAAAAGATGAACTGGCGGCATTCGGTCTAACCGAAGATGATTACGCTGATGAGTATGTAGAAATATGGCAAGACAATTTAGATGTTTTTAAGCTATTTAAAGCAATGTCCACCCAATGGCGTACAAGCATGGGTGGCGTTACAGGGCTTGATTACAATTGCTTACCATGGGTTATGAAAGTTAACAACATAGCTGAAAACGAGACTATTTTTAACGATATCCAAATCATGGAAAGCGAAGCCCTGAAATTAATGCACAAATCAAAATAATTGTTAGTTTAAAGGGTAACATTTGAAAAATCACCCATCAGTCAAACCATCTGAAGGTGGTTTTTTATTGCTCTTAACTCAATGATCACATAATATTAACGTAAAATAGTTAATATAAAATAGGATCATATGTATCGCATGAAAGGAATTTTACTAATTAGCTTGGTTAGCTTAGTTTTATTTGGCTGTGAAGAAAAAAAAGTAACTGAGGAAATGCTTATTGGGGATTGGGAGTGTGGCGCAACCGAACAAAGAGCAAAATGGAAGAATGGGGTATTTCAAAACTATTCAACAACAATTGACCACGGAAAATCATTAGTTACGTATTTAAAAGAAAATGATAGTCTTTTTGTAAAGCTGCCTGATAGTGATGAAAAAATAAAGCAGGATTTCAAAAAATTGAACGAAAGTTACGAAGATTCTTTGGGTGACAGGAAAATAGTCGGATTCACCAAACTTGAATATATATCAGATAATGAGTTTAAACTTACTTCTGAGTCCACTAGAACGCAAGATAAACAAGAGGACAATGAGAAAATTAAAACATTAATGCACTGTACCAGAATCAAATAACCATAAAGCCCTTTCGGGCTTATTTAAATTTAGTTAATTTGTTATTGACCACCAAAGCAATTCAAACCCGCTTCGGCGGGTTTTTGTTATCTGGAAAAAATATGCTGTCACCAATACAATTCGATAAATTATTTAATTTGCTTGTCAATATATGCAGATTGCATCAAACAACACCCGTACGAACAGAAACGGAATCATCTGCAAATGAAATACATGCTTTTTATATCTATGTTGACGCCGATCTTGATAGCATTGTTAATATGAATTTTGAATTGGCAGAAAAAATAACATTAGATTATGATTTAGATTGCATTAAATTCGTTTTTGTATTTAAAAAGAATTAAACACAAAACTTAATAAATAAGACCGCTTAATTGCGGTTTTTTTATGTCTGGAGAAAATTATGGCAGAAGAAATCACATCGCTAAAGCTTAAGATTGATGTGCAAAGCGTCGATGAAGCGAATAAAAAACTAGATGATTTTAGTAAAAAGGCGGAGGGTGCGGCGTCTGCTACTGATGAGTTCGAAAACTCACAACAAATTATCAAAAGCTCATTATCTCGAACAGCTAAAGAGGTTGACGAAGTTCATCGACGTATTGCCGAATATCGTAAAAGCCTTACAGAAAATACAAACTCGGCGAAAAAATTTGCTGAATCTAGCGATAGATTATATGTTGGTTTTCGAAATCAAATTGACAGTTTAAAAGATGTTAATACTGCCTCAAAAGAGCTTGCAAGAGTTAGAAAAATGCTTGCAAAAACTTATAAAGACGGTCAAATAGATATCCACAATTATAGCCAATTGCTCTCAGATATTGCAATCAAGCAAAAAGAAGTAACGACGGCTGAAAACATTGCAAGCAAAGCGCGAACTGATTTTTTAAATAAATTAAAAGCGCAGGTTGCTACTCAGAATCTATCAAAAGAGCAATTATTGCGATATCAAGCTGCACAACTTGGAGTTAGCTCATCTGCTGATGTTTATATTCGAAAACTAACGCAAGCAACGAAAGAAACCCAAAAATTAGGCACAGCTTCTTTAGCTACTAAGCACCAGTTAGCTACAATGACGACACAGATGATGCGAGGAAATTTCACAGGTCTACAAACTTCTAGTATGTCTATGATCATGAAAAATGGCATAGGCAATACTTTTAGCACGCTGTTAACCTCGTTAAATCCTGTGAACATCGGCATTTCTGCCATGGTCGGCTTGCTTGGTAGCATGATACCGAAGCTTTTTGAAACTGAAAGCGCTACAGATAAATTAGCGGCAGCGCAAGATCGTTTAAATAGGGTGCTGAATACAGACAAAAAAACAGGTTTTACTTTCTTGTCTGACGATATGATGCAGTTACTTAAGAAAAATAGGCCGTTAGTTGAGGGGTTGTTAAAATCAAGCGAAAGAGATGTAAAAAAAACTATTTCAGGAATTAAGGCTCAGCTTCAAGACGGATTTAAAGATGCTGAAGTAGGGTGGAAAGAAACGCTTAAGAGGCTCGGGCGTAGCGGCACTTCGGATTTAGATGCAGTTCTTGATTCTATTCAACGTCTCACTAAGGGTGGACAGGATTTAGGTGCAGCGCTTAAAAATGTTAATGATGAAGCTTTGGAATCGGCATCCGGCATTAGAAGTAAAGTTTCTAGTTATGCAGAATATTTCGATATAACAGAAGAGCAAGCTCAAGATTTGCTTGTTGATTTATCTAACATTAAAGCTGAGACCGATTCAATTAAAGCATCAGAAAAGATTAATGACTTAATTAATAAACTTGGAAATTTATATAAAACTTCTGACAATGGCAATGACAAATTTCAAGGACTAATTAATGGATTAATTGAAATTGCAAATAAAGCAAGCGACGCATCATTAAAGTTACAGCTTTTAAAAGCAATAAGCGGGAATGCAGATAAAGCAACAGACCCAACAAAAAGCCCGTTCTACCAATACTCACAAATGATAATGACGCGTAGCGAGCGCGCAAAAGCTGAAATTGAAGAAATGGAAGCCGCAGCAAAGAGAGCCAACGAAATTGCTCCAGGCTCGGTCACAAAAGAGGATATAGACAAAGCAGCAGCAAAGATTAGAGCTAACAACGCCGAAAAAACAAGCTCAGCAACCAATTTATTACGCACATCACAACAGCAAGAAATCAGCTTAAAAAGTCAGCTTCAAGCACTGCGTGAACAGAGTTTAACAGTTAACACGATTACTTCAGAGCGCAAAAAGTACTTTGATTTACAAGCTCAGATTCAAACGCTAGAAAGTACTGGCAATAAATCAAGAATGTCAGCGCATGAAAAGTATGTACTTGCACATAAAGATGCTTTACTTGCTCAGTTTGCTAAAAATGCAGCCATTAGTGAGGAAATTACACAATACGAAACGGCGACTAAAGCGCTTCGTAAAATGCAAGAGTACACAACAAACTTATCTGCAAAATCTCAAGCTAGTCAAGCTACGTTCGGCATGACGTCAAAAAATGCGAATCGCTACAATGAAATGTCAGAGCTTGACGCTCAGCGTGATATAGCGCTTAAAGGTACTAGTAACCCTACAGAAATAACAAAAATCACCGAGGAATATAACAAGGCAAAACAAGCGTTACAACAAAGCTGGCAGCAGGAAGACATTAATCAAACTGATTGGTTCGCAGGGCTAAAAGTGGGTATTAATGAGTTTTCAGATGCTTCACGGAACATGTTTGATGCATTTCGTGATTTAGGACAACAAACCATGAGTTCTGTTAGCCACTCATTAACTGAATTTGTTACGACTGGGAAAATGAGCTTCAAGAGCCTGACAAAGTCAATTCTCACCAACATTATTGAAATTATCAATAAGTTGCTAGTTGCTCAAGCAATACAGTCATCAATGAAATGGTTTGGAATGGCTAGCGCTGGTGCTGGTGCAGCAACGGGAGGGCTACAGCAAGCATACAACGGAGGGTTAATCCGTGGATATGCAACTGGTGGGGATGTTAGATACAGCATTAACTCGTGCGGTTTTACAGGGCGAGGCAATAAGTATGAACCAGCGGGCATTGTTCACAAGGGCGAATTCGTATTCACTAAAGAAGCGACAAAACGCCTTGGTGTTGGCAATCTTTACGCGTTGATGAATGAAGCACAGCGAGGGTACGCAAGCGGTGGAGCAGTTAATCTTGGTCACGCATCGCCAATTGCTTTTACTCGTAAGTCTAATAAATCATCAAGCGCTATAAATGTTAATACTAATGTGACATTAAACATGGAATCTAATAGTGAATCAGGGGCGGCTAACTCAAGCATTGATGCAAATTCTATTGAAAGTCAAGCTGCTGCAATAATTGATCGGCGCGTAAATGAAACGATAAAAAAACTTGTTTCACCGGGCGGTGATTTATATAACCTGATGCGCGCAAGATAGGTATTAGGAGGAGGAAATGACAATAGATGTTTTTAAATGGAAAACAATGGGCAATCCGAAACATACAGATTCATCAAACATTAACGAAGCTGGATTTGGTGACGGTTATTCGCAAATTTGGGTGTCGGGTATTAATAATGTTAGCGAATCTTGGGACTTAACTTATACAGGATGCATCAATGAAATAAAAGAAGTTCGTGATTTTTTAAACTCGCACATCATAAAGTCGTTTAAGTGGAAAAACCCGTACGGCGAAGAAAAATTGTATCGAGTTGTGAATAAATCTATCGAATCCGAATTTGTTGGCGGCAGAGTTGTTTCATTATCATTCAAATTTATTCAAGCTTATTCACCTTGATTAAAAAATGGTAGTAAAGGTGTTGATTTTATTAAATTTATTTTTAATTTGAATAAACCGCTCATGTGGCGGTTTTTTTATGTCTGGAGAAAGCTATGCCAATAACACAAGATTTACAAGCACTTGAGGGTAACCAGCTTATACAACTAATAGAGGTGGATGGCACAAAATTTGGTCTTGATGAAGTACTGAGATTTCATGCTCATAATATTTCACCTGACGGTTGGGCGTCATTTGCCACTGAGAATTTACCATCAATAAAATGGCAAGGTAAAGAATATTTACCGTATCCATATGAGTTAAAAGACATTGAATTAAGTAGCACTGGCTCACAACCAACACCAAGATTATCGGTTGGCAATATAGACGGTAGGGTAACTCGGCTTTGTATTGATTATGATGACTTGGTCCAAGCAAAAGTCAAAATCCACACGACAATGGCTAAGTACCTTGATGCGGATAATTGGCTTAATGGAAATCCTACTGCAGACCCAACACAAGAACGAGTCCAGTTATTTTTTATCAATAACAAGCGCGAAGAAACAAAAGCGACCGTTGAATTTGAGCTGTGTTCACCTTTTGACATACAAAATCTTAAATTACCCACACGGCAAATAACAACAGTTTGCACTTGGTGTATGCGTGGTTGGTATAGAACTGGGACGGGATGTGACTATGCAGGCAATAAGTATTTCACTAAAGATGGCATAGAGACTGATGATCCTGCTAAAGATCAATGCGGTGGCTTATTAAAGGATTGTAAAGCTCGCCATGGTAATAATCCGCTTCCTTTTGGTGGTTTCCCTGCGGCAAATTTACAAGGTAAATAATATGAGACAAAAATTATTAGATGCAATAAAAAAACATGTTGAAAGTGAATATCCTAACGAGGCGTGTGGTCTAATTGTGGATACGGGTAAAACTCAAAAATATATACCTTGTAAAAACATATCAGACAATCCCAAAGAGCATTTTTTAATCTCACCTGATGAGCAACTAGAAGCTGAGAAACAGGGTGAAATCATTATGATTATTCACTCTCATCCTGATGTGGTATCACTTGTCCCGTCGGAATTTGACCGTATTCAATGCGATTATTCGGGTGTTGAATGGGGAATTATGTCTGTCCCTGATGGTGATTTTTGCACAATATCACCGCGTATAAATCGGGATTATACGGGGCGTCAATGGCTGCTAGGGTATGCTGATTGCTGGGCATTGATCATGGATTACTATAAACGTGAGTATAACATCGGTTTAAAAAACTATTCTGTTACTCATGAATGGTGGGAGAGTGGAGATGAAAATATTTATGATGACAACTGGCAATCAGAGGGGTTTGTTGAGGTGGACCTCAAAGACATGCAGATTGGCGACATCATTATGATGCGAATTGGTGCGCAAGTTACAAACCATGCTGCTATTTATTTTGGTGACAATCTTATTCTTCATCATCTTTATGGTCAATTATCATCAAGAACACCATACGGTAAATATTTTAGAGATAGAACCGTTCGAATAGTACGACACAAGGAGTTATTTAATGCTGAGTAATGTAACGTTTAAAGGCGCAATGGCTAAGCAATTTGGCAAGAATCATCAATACGATGTGCAAGATATTAAAGAAGTGTTAAGAGCGTTATGCGCAACGATAAAAGGCTTTGAAAAATACATGAGTTCAGCGCATATGAAAGGTGTCAAATTTGCTTTTTTTGTTGACGGCAAAAACATTGGTATTGATGAGTTTGATATTAATGCAAGTGGTAAAAATTACATGATCATGCCTGTAGCTCAAGGCTCTAAAAGTGGCGGAATGCTACAAATTATTATTGGTGCTATTGCGTTAGTGGCTGCATTTTTTACGGCAGGTGCGTCACTGGCGGCGTGGGGAGCAGCGATGGCTGCCACAACGGTTACTGCAACATCGATTTTAACAGGAATCGGTATTAGCATGATGCTTGGCGGGGTTGTTCAATTGCTCACACCTCAGCCGAAATTTAACGCTGGCGGTTCATCTAGCGCAGAAAACAAGCCCAATTATGGATTTGGTGCGCCAGTTAATACCAACGCGGTGGGTTATCCTGTAGCTATTTTGCTAGGTGAGCGTGAAATTGGTGGTGCAGTAATTAATGCTGGTATTTATTCAGAAGATCAACAATAGGTGAATTATGCATTTGATAGAGGGTCAAAAAGGTGGTAGTAAAAAACAGCATAAGCCGTATGAACAACCAGATAATCTACTTTCAACAGCTAAGCTTAAAGCATTGATTGCATTGAGTGAGGGTGAGATTCAAGGCGATATTACAGAACAAAATATTTATATTGATAACACCCCGTTGGCTAATGCCGATGGTTCACGTAATTTTAATGGTGTTACGTGGGAGTTTCGTAATGGCTCACAAACTCAAGATTATATTAAGGGTATTCCTGAAATCAGTAATGAGTTGCGAGCGAATTATATAGTAAAAGCCAATAAACCTTGGGTTCGCTCATTTTCTAATTTAGATTTAGATGCAATTAGAATTAAGTTGAGTTTGCCTACTCATGTTGAATATAAAGAAAATGGCGATATGGTTGGTACAGTCACAAAGTATGCAATTGATCTATCAACAGATGGTAGTGCTTTTGAAACGGTTGTGAATGCTGAATTTAATGGTAAAACCACATCTGAATATCAAAGAGATCATCGCATAAATCTGCCAAGTGCGGTAAATGGTTGGGCTATTCGAGTAAGACGATTAACACCAGATTCTAACTCTAATAGTAAATTAATTAACGCATTTGCTGTATCTTCTTACGCAGAAGTGATTGATAGCAAATTACGCTACCCTAACACCGCTTTGCTTTATATTGAGTTGGACGCTAGTCAATTTAACGGAGCCGTGCCAAAGATTAGTTGCAAGTTAAAAGGAAAACTTGTTCAAGTTCCCGATAATTATGATCCTGTTAGTCGAACATACTCGGGAATTTGGCGAGGTGGCTTTAAAATGGCTTACACGAATAATCCTGCTTGGCTTGCTTATTATCTAATGCGTGATGAGATAGCAGGCATGGGGTTACGGATTGATTCTACTATGATAGATAAATGGTCTATCTATCAACTAGGGCAATACTGCGATCAGATGGTATCTGATGGGAAGGGTGGCAAAGAGCCACGTTTTGCTTGTAATGAATATATACAAAGTCAAGAGGACGCTTACACAGTACTTAAAGACTTGGTGGCGTCATTTCGTGGGATAATTTTTTGGGGTAATGACCAGATTTGTTTAACGGCTGACATGCCACAAGACGAGCCTGATTTCATCTATCATCCATCTAACGTTATCGGTGATTTTGCATATTCAGGTGGTTCATATAAAAATAGATATACTTCGTGCTTAGTTGCTTATTCTGACCCCAATAACCATTATTGTGATGATGTAGAAGCTGTATGGGACTATGATTTAATGCGTCGATACGATGTTAATGTAATGAAATTAACAGCTATCGGCTGTACATCACAAGCAGAGGCGCAGAGAAGAGGGCGTTGGGCATTACTTTCCAATGCGAAAGATGAAGTAATAACCTTTACTGTTGGCTTGGATGGTTATATTCCTATGCCTGCACGAATTATTGGAGTAGCCGATCCGTCTCGTTCAGGTAAAGAAAACGGTGGGCGAATTCATGCCGTTTCTGGGCGAAAAATAACGCTAGATAGAGTTGTTGATTATAGCGCTGGCGATCGACTAGTAATTAACTTGCCAGATGGTACAGCTCAAAGCAGAACCATCAAAGCAATCAGTACCGATAAAAAAACGATTACGGTTTCTGCTAACTATAAAATTGAACCTGTAGCTGGTGCAGTTTGGTGTATAGATAGTGATAATATTGCAATTCAATATTTTAGAGTGACATCAATATCGGCAACTGAAAAAGGTCGGTTTACAATAACGGCTATTCAGCACGATCCTGATAAATTCAAATATATTGATGAGGGTATTCGGATTGAGTCAAAACCTATTACCGTTACTCCACCAAGTTCAATTTCTACTCCAAAAAATATTGTTGTTTCAGAAAGTAGCTACATCTCTCAAGGCTTGTCAATTGCATCTTTAAATGCAACATGGGATACAGTGGAAGGAGCAACAAACTACGTTGCTCAATGGCGAAAAGATAATTCAGCTTGGATTAATGTTGGTCGTACAAACGGCACAAATTTTACTGTTGAGGGGGTTTATTCAGGTGTCTATGAAGTTCGTGTAAGAGCTGTTAATGCAATTGACGTATCTTCACCTTGGGCATACTCACAAGCGACTTCAATTAAAGGTAAGGTTGGTAAACCAGACAAACCAATTGGGTTTACAGCTAGTGATGACGTTGTTTTTGGCGTTGATTTAAAGTGGTCGTTTCCTGACGGTAGCGGTGACACAAGTCATACTGAAATCCAATACTCTACAAATGAGAGTGAAGAAAAGGCGCTATTGTTAAGTAATGTTACGTATCCAAGTTGTAGTTATTCACAAACAGGATTATCAATTGGTCAAGTGTTTTTCTACCGTGCTCGATTGGTTGATAAGATCGGAAACGTTAGTGATTGGACAGAATGGGTTAGAGGGATTTCTAGTACAAATACCAACGATTTAACTGACCATATTTTTGATGAAATCAAAGAAACCGATGCTTGGAACTCTCTTATTGATTCAGTTGATAATGCGGCGATTAGTTCAATAGAAAACGCAAAAGCGATCATTGAAAATGCGTTAGCTAATGATACCGAAACACGCCGTCGCAGAGTTGAAAATGGTAGCTTATCGGCTGAAATAAAAGAAACTAATTCTGTTTTATTAACTGAAAAAGAGGCAACCGCAATTGCATTACGCGAGTTAAACTCTAAATACGGTGATGTTAGCAGTAATTTAACAGAGTTTAAAAAAACTACTGCAGAACAAAATTCAGCTACAGCACAAGCCATTCAATCCATCAACACGAAAGTGGGGGACGTATCTACATCAATCTCTGACGTTAGCGAAACTGTAAATAATCTCAATGGCAAAATTTCAGCTCACAGAACAATGAAAGTTAAGATCGATGATAAAGGACAGCAATATGTCGCAGGCATGACAATGGGCGTTGAGAATACCGATAATGGCATGCAGTCAAATGTCATCTTTCTTGCTGATAAATTCATGGTTATGAACCAAGCAAATGGCAACCCTGTCCCAGCTTTTATCATAAAAGATGGCAATGTAATCATGAATGGCGCAATCATCGGCAGGGCGTCATTAAATTTCGCAACAATTTCGGACACAATTCAATCTGAAAATTATGTTCCCGGGAAATCGGGATGGCGGTTATTTAAGGATGGCAATTTTGAGATAAATAGCTCATTTCTTGGAGGCGGAAGAATTGAATTAAACGGTAGTGGATTAGCTGTCTTTGATGAAAGAAATGTACTAAGAGTAAAACTAGGTAAATTGTGAGGTAAAAGTGTCAAGTTACGGCTTAAAGATTTTTAGTACTGATGGACCTGATATTATATTAGATTCATCTCACACTATGTGTTGTATTTTAGGGATATGTAGTGTTGAACAGCACCAAACAGGCATTTATGTTCCTGATGGGTATCAGTATTATGTGCATTTAACAAACGGCTCTGGTTATAATGTTGACTTTGAGATGGATGAAGACGGTACCAATATTTGGGTTTGTGGCGCATTTGATTCACGCAGTTATCTAGACAATAATCGACAAGTTATTTTGGCAAATGGCCCAAACGCGTGGGGGTATGGTGGTGATAGCGGTAGTGGGTATAACCAACTATGTATAATAATTGGTTATCCGATGCATAATCCGGCTTCAGGAATAGGGATTTCATTTACAGGTCAAAATAACTTTTTTTCCATCAATCAAGCATCATTATGTGCACCCGTGGTATTTAAGGGAGACATTACAATATCAGCTAAAGATGGTTGGCGACCAAGCAATATTAATCCGCACCTGAATTTCAACAATTGTGCAGTCTTTGTTTATAGTGACAAACAAAATACTTCAATCGGAATCGGGTTTAATCGTGATTTTTATGAACATGCTTTATTTGCTCATAATAAAGATGGTGTAAGATTAAATTATGATATTTCCATAAAAGTAGTTGTTTTTGCAAAACAAGAAACAATAAATACCCTGTCAAAATACGGGATGAGGATTTATAATTCATATGGGGAAACAGTATGTGATTCAACATCAGGGCTTTTAATTAATCCACAGCTATACAGCTTTGGAGCTGTTAGCCATGGTGAATTCGTCAGTATACCTAATATTAGACGCCCCATGTTCATTCCGACATCAATTGGCGGTTATGCGAGTTTCGATAAATACAGTGGCATCACTAAGCAAGTTGGCTTTGCTTCAAATGGATTTAGTCTAGCGCCATCTTATATAAATCACGAAAATTATGAATGGACCCACCCATTTAATGGAAAATTTACTTCAAACTTTCCGTTAATGATTTTAGACGCTGAAAATTATTTTAAATTTTAAAAATGGAGCAATGATGAAAAAAATAATATTGTTATTTATGTTGTTATTTTCTAGCAATTCGTATTCCAAACAATTAAATTGTGAGGCAATTTACAAAGAAAACACGTTGGGAGGTGCAATAAAAAGCTTTGAAATCAGTAAGATTAAAAAAATCAATGACAATCACTATGATTTAAAGCTCAAGTTAGCTGGCTCTATACGGCAGAAATTAGATAATTTCCCGACTGAGAAAACTCATACTTTAATTGATATCAAATGCGCAAACACCGAAAAAGAAAAGCAATTAAAGGCATTGTTTAAATTATAATTCAATTTGTTCAATAAAACCGCTCATGTGGCGGTTTTTTTATGTTTAAAATTTGAGGAAAATTATGTCTTGGTACAAAACTGGTACGGTAAACGTAACCAATAACAGCAAAATAATAACTGGAATTAACACTAAGTGGGCTAATCCATTAATAGGCATTTGTTCTGGGCAAATGTTGATACTACAAACATCAAGCACAATAGAAATTTATGAGATTGCATCCATTCAATCAGACACTCAATTAACACTAGCAAAAGAGTATAACGGAGTAAGTAAGACGGGAGTCTCGTACGAAATACCGACTTCCCCCAAAGTTTCCATTGAAGCTTTAGCATTGCGCGTATCAGAAATGTTGAATTATTATCAAATCCAACTAGACGCTTGGCAAACCTTATTAACGGGTGATGGAGAGGTAACATTAACAGCACCAGATGGACAAGTTGTCACAATAAAATCTCAATATGCAATACAAAAAGAGTTGATAAAACTTGTTGAACAAAGCAAAGATTTTGCACAATCAGCAAGTGAATCAGCAACAATAGCAACTAATGCTAGTACATCAGCTGAATCGTATTCAGATTCAGCTAAATCATATGCAAATAGTGCTAGCGCATCAGCAACAGCATCTCGTAACTCAGCTCAGCAATCTAGTAATAGCGCTAATGCTGCTAAAGCGTCTGAAAACAACGCTAAAATATCTGAACAAAAAGCTAAAAAATCAGCAGATGAAGCTAAAAATGCTGCGCTATCAGTTGACACTACAAGTTTTATCAAGAAAACAGGTGAAGAAAATCAGTCAATAGACGGGGCGTTAGATGTAAAAGTTCTAAATGAACAAGGCCAACGAGTTTACTCGCCGAATAATAAACCGACGGCTGATGATGTCGGCGCTGTTCCGGCCGTTAAAGAGGACGTGAACGGTTCACCTACTTACATTGTTGGTAATCATATAGTTGTAAAAGACATGATTGGCGACCAGCGCTTAATGCCGTTTCGTCGTGATGAGCTGCCGTTCGGGTGGTATTTTCGCAACGGTGATAATTTCTTGCTAGATTCACCGCAAGGGCAAGCTTTAAATAATTTGTCGGCTAATTATAAATCCGATCACTGGATAACAATCAAAACAATTGACGGCAAACAATACATTAATGTACCAACAGCGTTTGCGCCCGACGGTCGAGGTTATTTTGAGCGTGCGGTTAATGGTATAAGTAGGCAGGTAGGCAGTCCAGAAGATGATGCTATTCGAGACATCTGGGGACATTTCGATACAGGTGTTGTAGATAATCATTCTAATTACTCTCGCGGCGCGTTTTCTGGCTCAAATGCAATTTATCCCGAAAACGGTGCGTTTGAACAGAAAAAGGACTGGCCAGCGTTCGGTTACGATTTTCATGCTTCAAATGTAGTCCCCACAGCTCACGAAAATAGACCAATCAACATCGGTATGACACCTGTTATTTACTTGGGAGTGTAATATGATTAATTATTATTTTGATAACACAAATGAACTAAAACCATTCACACATGAATTAGAAGCGAACGATGACACATTACCGCCAGATAATGCGTTACGCATAGCGCCTGAATTCAAAAACGGCTATTGTCCATGTGAACAAAACGGAAAATGGGTTTTAGTTGAGGATCATCGAGAAAAAACGGTATATAACATTGATACAAAAAGTGCGGAAAAAATCGATTATCTCGGTAAAATTAAAGACGGTTTTACTCTGTTAGAGCCGTTTGAATTTTGTAAGTGGGATATCAAAGCTAAAAAATGGGTATTAGATGAAGATGCAAAAAATGAACATCTCATCAAAAACAATCAAAATTTAAAAAACTCATTAATCAACGAAGCTAACGAAAAAATAGCTATTTTGCAAGATATTATCGATCTTGATATGCAAGAAGCAGACGAAGAAGCGCAGTTAAAATCATGGAAAAAATATCGAATCTTGTTAACGCGTGTTGATGCGTCTGATATTAATGCTATATTTCCAGCTAAGCCTGAATAATCAAAACACACTATCAATCTTCAACTTACAATACTCAACAGCGTCATGTAACATTACAAAATCGGCGATATCGTATAGTGTTTTCTGCGTTTGATAGAATACATAATTGTGCTCGTTGTCGCTGTTGATAATGTAGCATTCGCCCGTAATTTCATTTTCGAAGTCCTCGGGCGTCATGCGTATGTAAATTGGTAGTGTGTAGTTTATTGTTATCATGTTATGTAAGATTAGTTAGTTTTATTCATCATAAACTAATATTTTTTGGAGTGTGGATTTGAATTGGAAAGTTGGGAAGTGGATCGCGAAAGTGTTAGAATAATCGACATATATAAAATCTATCTTCAAATATTATTTTAACGGTATTTTAAACGGTATGTTGTTTTGTGTTATTTTAAAATTTTTATAAATCAAAATGGTATGATTTTATTCAGATTCCTGCTGAGGTCGAAATTATACCGTTCAATAAAATTCAAAAATGTTCAGAAAACCTAATAGAAACAAGCTTTTGATCCTCGCCAAAATATTAGACAGTGCCCGCCTCTATCATTTTTTCGTTTTGGTAATATTGTTGTTCATATTGTTCAGGTGATACCCAGCCATTGGCTGAATGGCGGCGTATCCGATTATAATAGATTTCAATATATTCAAATAGTGCTTTATTAGCCAGTTTTCTCGTTTTGTAGTAACAGTCATGAATAATGTGTGTTTTGAGTGTATGAAAAAAACTTTCAACAACCGCATTATCAAAGCAGTTTCCTCTTCGACTCATGCTTTGCCTTAGTCCATATTGTAACAATAATTGCTTGAAATCAGCACTGCAATATTGGCTTCCTTGGTCACTATGAATGAGTACATTTTTAGGAAAGTGACGCCGAAATAAAGCTTGTTTTAATGTATTACACACTAAATGGCGGTCTATGTAGCGACTGGTTTGCCTAGCAATCACTTTTCGTCCATATAAATCGATAATCACCGACAAATATAACCAACCTTCCCCCGTTTTAATATAAGTAATATTGGTTACCCATGTTTTATTAGGCTTATCAGGGTTAAATTGCCTATATAACGTGTTGGGCGCAATATTGTGATGAGCTGTGTCTGTTTTATACTTGAATTTACGTGCTGCTTTACTTCGTAATCCCAATTGTTGCAAAATACGGCTAATTGTTCTTTCTGAAACTTGATAGCCTGCTTCTCTTGCATCATGAAGCAGGCTTGGCGCACCCAAACGAGCTTTATGTTGCCAATACTGCTTTTGGATATACTCGCTGAGTTTGGCGGATTTGTTTGCTCTTTTTAACCAAGCATAATAACCTGATGAACTGACACCAAGTAATCGGCATATCCTAGTAACGGGATAGCTAGTTAAATGATTTTTCATATAAGCGTACTTCACCGACTTGGATTGTTGATGATATGCACATGCGCCTTTTTTAGTATATCATTGGCCATTTTCAGTTCTTTAATCTCTTTTTCTAACGCCATTATCCGCTGTTGCTCAGTGGTTAACTCTCGATGGCTAGTTTTATTCGGGGAAAGTTGCCTAATCCATTTATCTAGGGTTGATTTACCCACACCTAGTGGTTGGCAAGTTCGCTGATAGAAAGGTGTGCATTAGATAACGCATAATCCACTGATTGTTGTTTAAATTCGATACTAAATTTTTTAACCATGATATTTGTCTCCTATGATTTTTGTTTATATCATAGAGGCGACTTTTGTCCACTTTTTTGGCGAGGATCAGTGCAGGGTATCGAGTATATTACGCAAAGGATGGCGATATTACCTATCTCTTACTATGTGGTGGTGATAAATCAACACAAAAGAAAGATATAGAAAAAGCGGTGAAACTTTGGAGGGAGATTAAAGATGGTTAAAGTGACGCAATTTGACGCGGCAAAATTCCTTAATACTGATGAAGAAAGAGCTATGTATCTTTCAGAATTTTTACACGAGGATATTTCATCAGAAGAATTTATCGCAGCACTTAATGATGTAGCTCGTTCAATAGGTATGACAAAAATAGCAGAAGAAGCAGGGATTGGGCGGGAAAGTTTATATAAAACTTTATCAGCTAAAAAACCTAGATTTGACACTATGCTTAAAATTATTCATGCGTTAGGTATGGATCTACAAATCACAGCAACAAGAAAGACTTGTAATATGCAATAAATACTTGACTGTACGGATATACGGATAGATAATATGTATATGATGCGGTTTTGGACGCATAAAATTTAAGCCCACTAAAATAGTTGGGCTTTTTATTTTATTGTTCAATATGCAACTTAGTCTATTTCGCATTTTGACTCATATTTTATATTGGCTGAGCCTAATACTTTTTTTCTGTATTTTTCAGCATTTGTTAACTGTTCTAATAAAGCGTTGAGTGTTTTTTTATTAAATCCAACCTTGTTATATATTGATGATTCACTAAAAATTATTAAAGAATTATTAAAATAAGTATGGAAATTCATAATATTTTCTGCGTTTTCTGATTTTAATAATCCAATTTTATCTAGGTTAGATTTATAAATTGAAGGTAAGTTTAATTCGGAGTCAGGAGTAATTAATCTGTTTTCTAAAGGATTTGTATTATTAAATTCTTTTATTTTTTTCTTTACTGTCTGAATGCGTTCGCAGATTATATCAGAACCATGATAGCCTTCTATTTCAACAGCAAAAATTTGTAGCCATTTTTTTCCTTCTTCTTCTTGTTGCAACTTGGGAATGTAATATGTAACAACAACACTAACAAATGCTGATATTAAACCACCAATAACAGTTGCACATATTGTTTGTAAAAAATTACTTTTCATTAAGTTATTCCTTATATATTTTAAAGCCTCAATTAAGAGGCTTTTTTGTTATCAAGGTAAAATTTCACAGCATCAACAATAAGTTGAGCTTGTGAGATGTTTAGATCTTTACTTGCTTGTTCAATTAATGCGATATCATCAACGTGTAGTTTAAAGCCTTTTACTTTAACTCCTCGTTTTTGGTCGCTTTTTTGATTAATTTCAACTCTTGTTAATGCCATGTTATCCGCCTTGATTTTTTAAAATTAAATTGTTATATTTAAGGTCATCGGAGAGGTTTCCCTCTCCTTTGAACTACTTTAGAATGCTGGGGAGCTAATCAAAAGTAGCAGAATTAAAATGAATATTTTCTTTTTCATTTTAATTCTCCTTAAGCCCTCGTCTTAGGTCGGGGGTTTACCTTATCAAGTCCCTCACTTGATG